TAAACTCACGATGTTTAGATTCATGTGGTGCGGTCTTTAACCACTCAACAAAATAATCAGCAAGTAATTCTCCGTATGCTCTATCGAAGAAGTATTCCCTTTCACGCGAAGAAAACTCTGCATTTTCCAGAGCTTCTTGCGCTATTATATCGGGATGTACTTTATCGCCCAGCTTCTTCTCAGCTGCTCTACGATATTTTTCCATTGTTCTTAAGTAACCAATGTCAGGTAAATAATCTCACCACTTTGTGCAGATGTGCCGTGAGCAGTTGATACAACAGTTAATGTAGTTGCACCGTTATTAAGTCCTGTTATTAGTTTATAGCTTTTAGCATCACAGTATTGATCAGTTAATACTACTGATCCACCTGTAGATACTTTAAATGTTATTGGTGAGTCACTGTCATTTGTTACGATTACTTTACCACCGCCAGATCCACCAGCTGTTGTAATTGTACCTGATTGTGTACCGCCTACACCTGCGGCTGTTAATGTTACTGTTGCCATTATGTAGCTCCTGTTTGTTGTTGTTGTTCTGGCTGTGGTTGTTGATCTTGACCAACGTCACCAATTAATTGTCTAGCCATCATAAGTATTTGCGAGTAATCAGGTCGTGGTGGTAATTCCACACCTTCTTTTTCTGCTTTAATTTTTAGATCACTCCACTCTTGGAAATGTCTATCAATAGATACTGCAAGTTGTTTTGCATTATCATCCATTGTATTTTTAGTTTGTGCCATTGTGAATTTAACATTAGCTTCATTTTGCATAGCCTGTGTTTTAGCTTGTTGATCTTCTAGTTGAGATTTTTGCTGTGTCATTTTTGTTTGTTCTTCTAATGCAGCAGCAGCTTTTTGTTTAAATTCATCTGTAGTATAATCTTCTAAGAAATCATGAGAATCAATACCTAATGATTCAATAACTTTAGTTGCAAGTACAGCAGGTGCTTCTGGTTTTATAACCATACCTTGACCTTGACTGTTCAGTGCAGGTAATATTTCACTACCTACTTTTGCATATTTAGCTAATAAGTTACTATTAGAATTTTCACCTAAGTCTAAGAATATATCACATTCCATTTCTGCAGGTAAATCTTTTGGATTTATAGAATAGAATACACCACCATCCATCATACTGATTTTACGATTAATACAATCTTGCATAGTTGAATATACACCTTGTACTAATCTTTTTAAACCAGTTTCAGCAAAACGTCTAGCGATATGTTGTATACGTTTCTGAGATGCTGATTGAACAGCTGCCACTTTAGCTTCGGAATTTCCAGAAACATACAATGTATCGTTAAGACCTTGTGCTGCTTTACTCATACCAGTAGCTTGTTCTTTTATTGTCTGTAAATGTTGCAACAAAGGAACAGTTCCAGTAGATATAACTTCTGGAGGTAGTGTAGATACTGCACCATTAGGATTACCATTCGTAGGTATGATCTGTTTAGGTCGCATATTCTGCAACGCTGAAAAGTCAACCACATTAGGATCAGCTAATTTAGGTGAGTAATTAGTTAAGTAAGTATTTTCTACAAACCCACGTAAGATTGCAGTAGATGCAAGAGTTGAACTTCTTGTGAAGTCAGCCATTGACAAACCATAAAATTCATGAGGTATATCAATAGGAGTTATAGATGCTAATGGTATCATATCACAATCTTCTTCTAAAAGAATATGATCTCCTGCAGTCATAATACGTTTTAGTTCTGCAATACCGTCACCATCCCTGTCTACATTTATCCAACACTCTGTAACTGTAACCATTCGATTAGCTTCTAAAGGATATGTGTCTCCAGATCTAGCACCTTTCCAGTACTCTTGACCTGTTACTTGTTTACGAGCTGAAACTTCTTCAGCGTATCCAGTAGCTCCTAACCAACTTTCATAATCATCAAGTTCATCCCATTCTTCATCAGATAAGTTAGAAGATAATTCAGGAAAATACTTTCTCATTTCTGATCTAGTCATTTCAGATTGAATACCTACAAAAGATGCATCTTCTATTGATGTAGCATCTCTAGATATCCTAAATGCTTCTGGTGGAATGTTATCTATTTTAACTCTAGACTTATCAATTTTACGTCTAGTTCTTACATTAACATATACTAACTGTGCATTTGCATCTGGTCCACCAAAAGGATCTGATTCACCAAACTTATTTTCAAATTCTAAATCACCAATAATCTCTATATTCTCATCAGCTAATAATACATCAAGTCTATCTTGATCTATTTCTTCGTATTCTTCTATTTTATAATGGTAATCTTCTATATAGTCCCATCTTATTACTCCATTCTTCCAAAGTAATGCAGATTTAAACCAAGTTTGTAAAAGCTCCCATCCTTTATTTTGTTTAAACAAAGCATAGTTAGTTACCATAGATGCATTTCTAGCTTGCTTATATGAGCTTGCATTATCATCTATTGGAATAAACCTTGCTAGTTTTTGATTAGATAAAAATAAATCTGATAGTACAGCAGTATATGCTTCTACCACTTCTGTAGTAGATGTGTCTACAATAGTAGATACGCCTTGAGGAGCTAAGTGTAGCTCTGGAACTCCTGCGTATTCGTATGTAGACCGTTGTCTTTCTCTTTGCAAATCAGAAGAGTTTAACCAATCACCAGTTGTATCTTGAACACCTGACTCTATTAAGTTTAATAGTTGTTCGTCAGTTACTTTTTCTTTATACCCTGTACTATCCATTTACTGAACCTCTCGACCATGTTGGTGTTTTAGTTGTTTGCAAATCTTCTACAGAGTACTTACCTGCTTTTGGCATTTCACGTACTTCTTCTTTACTTTCTTCTTCAGGCTTAACAGCCTCTTGTATATATCTTGACATAGTAACCTCCTAGGTTCTATCTATCTAACAGGCTACTAGCCTAATTACGTGGTGGTCTATCCGCTGACTACCACCGGAGCCGTGAGGACATTGCGGAAACTTAATCTGAGAGTGGATTATCCAAAGCTTCTTGTAACCTTTCGGTTAGCTTATCTTCTAGCTTCCTCATACTAGATTCTATTCTTGCTTCGGTTTCTCTCATTGTATTCCTTACATCCTTCTCAGTTTCTCTATTTAAAGATTCAACTTCTCTGAGAGATGCAGTGGTATCTTTTTGTAATTCATTCATAGAAGCCAACATAGTCTCTAATGATGCATCTATTAATAGTTTAGTTTCTCTAACACTATCTACAGATTTCTCAACCTTAGAATCTATTTTATCAATGTAACCTTCCATCTTTAGTATATCTTCACGTAGATCATCTTTTATATCTCGTGTATAATCTATTGCTTTATCTAACTTAGTTTGAACTAAAATATTTTCAGACTGTATAGCATCTATATCTATATTTTGAATAATCTCTTTCATATCCATGTAGTCTTTATAGAACTCAAAGCCACCCCATAGTCCACCACCTAGTGCTGACACGATTGGTACAATAAGCATGAGTTTCCCACCTTTTATGGTGGCTCCTCCAACTTCTATCTCTGTTGCCATAATGCCCTCCTAGTTCTCAAAGGATAAACTTCTTAGTTGATTTATCTCTTGCTGTAGTTTCATAACTTCTAGTTCTTTCTTTTGAAGTTCAAGTTCGTATAATCGATTGCAATCAATTCTATTCTTCGCCCGCTTTCCAAGCGGTATTGTTATCTTAGAGTATACTCCTATATCACCAACCTGTTGATGACTCGTAGTTCCTCCTTGGATAATACCAGTTACTCCAAACTCTATATTAGTTGCAGATCCTATTGCATTACTACAATCTAGTTCTCCTGCACGAAATTTATCTGCTTGGAAACTTGTAGTAGAATTAGGTATCGATAAACTTAAAGAGTTAGACGTTGAGTCTGCATAAGTTCTACTATAACTACAACTGCAAACAAGAGTAACTAATAAAAGTATTAAGTATATCCTCATTTACTTGTCCTTTATTTTTGAGCAAACCCTCGACGTTATTAAAGAAATTTGATTAGTCTCTTTGAATAATTTTGATTGTGTACAAATGTATACTACTTTATCTATGTCATTAGATTTTATATATACATCAAATGTTTTATATTTATTAAAGCCTATCTTTATTATCTTATCTGTGGAAGCAAAAGGAACAGGTTTAAAATCAAATGTAAATACTTCTATCTGATAATACTGTACTTCTTCTCTTCTATTAAACAGTTTCATTTTAGTAACTGATACACCATCTATATATGATGTCTTTAGCTTTGGGTAAGCTGGTGTCATTTCATGAGCGTAGCTTTGAAACACAGTACACAAAACAAAACAAAAAGATAATATTATTTTGCTATACATTCTGCTACTATAAGTGCTGTGTAGTTACCTGCTGGTAAAGATTTAGTTGATCCATAGCTTGCTTCTGACTCTACAGTAAACCATGTAGATCCTGCTAATGTCATATTAAACTCTGTGACATTATTGTAAGTTACCTTTGCAGCTTCATAAGCTGACATCCCAGCTACACCTACTGCTCCTACAACAGTACTACCTGTCCATGCAACCGCATCTGTCAATGTAGGACTAGATGAGAAGCTGTTCGGATGTGTAAACTTTGTTTTA